GCCGCGCCTACATTAACCGGCGAAAAGGTAGAACCACCCGGAGACGAAGCACCGCCTTGCTTGTAAGCCAGAATCGGATTCAACCCGGCACGCCGCATATCAGCCATGGTCCGCTGATACGCCGTATTCGACATACGCTCCTGAAACGCCATCTGCTCACGCGACGCCGCGCGGGCCGAGCTATTGGCGCGTTCGCCACCAATAGCCGAGGCAAGGCCGCCAATGGCGGCACCAGCGATTTGACCCCACATCAGAAATGGTCAATCAAACCGGGGACCGAGTACGTCGGCATAGGCCGCGCACAACGAAGCCGAAAATAGGAATCAAAAAGAAATTGCGGATAGTCCTCAAGAGCGACAACGCGATCGATCGGAGGGTTCTCCTGGATAAACGAATCGCTCAAAGACGGCAGAGCCGAAAAATCCTGGGCCAAGTGCCAGGTGTCCAACGTCGACGTAAAATTCGAACGGAACTGCCCAGTGATCACAGACGGTTTATACCGATACTCGGCAAACCGCTCCTGATAACCAAAAACCTCGTCGTCAGCCGGATCGTCCTGGAAAAAAATCTCCTTATTCAAAACCGCCTGCTCACCAATATGAGCCAAGGCGGGCCAGTAATAATCCCAGCGCGTAGACCGAGACCACATCCTGTTAAGACCCTGCTGGTAATTCAAATCTGCTCGAACACTAACGACACCAATCAACAGGCAATGTTCTGTAAAAGACTTAGTAAAGCCGTGATTGTTTAAAGTAAGCGTTCCCATAGCCGCAAGATTACCTTGAGGGGTCGTGGCATCTGTACTTGAAGTCTGCGCAATAGGATTAATGTTAATAGGCGACGAACCGCCGCCAAGATATTCAGGACGCTGCAAACGAGCATCATCCGACGAGACACCGAAATGAGACTTAATGATCTCAATATAGCGCGTACCACCGCGCGCATCCCGTTCATACAACTTCTGAACCTGGAAGGCCTGGCGCAACTGATTGATAGTAGCCGCCGCAACACCGGACAGATCCGCAAAGATACCAGGGTATCCCGCGTTGTCCGGATCCTCCTCCCAGAAAATGTTGTTATCGCCGTCAGAGAGCGAGGAGTCCTTATACTTCGCAAACGACGACGAGGCTGAACCGCCCGTCTCATAGACCGTTTGCGGACCCGTCGCAAAAGTCTGCGTCTTCGCGCCGATACCAGTGACCGGCGCGTTACCTGACAGCGGCAACTCGACAGCCGGGCCCTTCTGGGGCCACGGCAACGCACTCGTAAAATAATCGTGGCGCTTGCCACGGCGCAGCAGCACGTAATCAGCCGGATCGTCCGGCCCGTCATCGAGGTCGACCGTCACCGAGTCCTGCAGGTTCTCATCACGGAACCACTCGTTCCAAATCAGGTTATAGGCCCGAAAAAAGAGCGACTGGACTTCGACGTTATCCACCTCCGTGGGAATACCAAAATAGTCGCCGAGGCTACCATTGACGAAGCCGCCGCTGGGCGCAGTCATGGTCGGAACGACATAATCCGTCGAGTCGCCCGGATCCCGCTGTTCACCATTAAACTTCTGCCAATTATCCCAAACGAGGCGGTACGGGACCGAGAAAAAAAACGAGTCACAAAACAAATTGTCCATGAAGGGATGCAAGGGCGTAGACAGGCGCCCGAACGCCGTCATCTTCAGATTAAAAGTATCGCCCGGCAGCGCCTCATCCAAAAAAACCGGAACAAGATACCCGGCATCGAACGTCGTCTTATACCCATGCGACCGATCAAACGACGACCGCTGGATCTCCGCCGCAGGGACCTGCGAAAACTTGTGTTCCATCACTGAAGGAAGCTTAGACATTAGACCTCACCTTTCTTGAACTCGATAGCGACACCCAGAGAATGCGGGGTGGGAAGAAGCTCGAACGTGCAGGACTGATCATCGAACGTCCCGACCTCGAACAGCGTGAAATCTCCCGGATGCCGGTGAAACTGATGACCCGGATCGTTGACCGTGTCCTCGAAAACACGACACGCCATACCGGACGACACCTGATAGAAAGGCGGCAAATACGACTCCGCCTTCGCATCAAAAACCGTAAAAACCTTGTGCAACATAGCTAGTCCAAACTCCTCTTAAGACGAGACAAACGGGCCGCTTGAACCCGCTCACGAACACGAAGCCGCTCGGGGGAGTTATCCTCCGACCGTTGCTTCGCCGAGCGCAACCGCGCGCCCTTAATCTTAGAAAACTCAACAGGGTGCTCGACCTCAAAACCACGATCATACGCCTTCGGCGGCTTCATCCGCCGCCCACGAAGTACGACAAAATCGTCAGGAAAAACGTCAGCACCAAACTTCTCCAGCCAAGGCATACCAATACCCGGACGACGCGACATAGTGACATACTCCGGAGCCCTCTCGAAAACCTCACCAGTGACCGGATCCAAAACCGTATAATGCTCCGCCGCCGCGTCGCCCGTCACCTTCTTCATGACATAGCGTGCGACATAGGCCGCACTCTCAAACGAAACAGCGCCAATCGAACAAAAACCGTGGCCCCAGATCTCTGACAACGTCTCTGACGTGTACAAGGGAAAATCATTCTGGACACGCCAAAGGCGCTTATCCTCAAAATCGAAATTGAATAGCAACGCATGATAATGCGGACGGCCAAAATTCTCGCCGTACTCACCGCAATGAAAAAATCGAATATTCGAACCGAAGCGCTTACGCAGCCGCTTCATAAACAACTGGAAATCGCGGAGCTTCAAAGACCGCCCTGGCGGCAGCTCCTCATCGCGATAGGTCAGCGTTAGATAGCAATTCCGATCATACAACGAGGCCTCGTGAACACAGCGGATGGCCCACTGACGAGACCTCTCCAACCGACACCCAATACATTGGCCACAAGGAAGCGTAACCGGCAAATCCTCAAAACCATCCTTCTTAGCAAAAACCAGAGGCCGCTTACCGTTCGCGTTCACCGAACGCGCGCGGTAGGCGGTCAATGGATGGTAACAAGGCAATTACAAACGGATCCCACCGCGCATGGGCGCGGCCCGGTGATTGCGTTTGTGAACCTTCTTAGCCGACTTGTGGAACAGCTTCTTAGACGACTTCTTCTTCATCCTATGGGGCTGTCTCATCAAAACCTCCTCATCTAGTGGCATATACAAGATATGGTGTCAGTTAGCACAGTTACATCAAGTGAGCAACTGTGCTAACGGCCTCCCGAGAGGCCTAGGAACCCGCGGACGCGTCGCCAGCGTCCCCTGGCGCGCTAGCGTCCGCGGCAACCGGAGAAGGCCCTTCCTCGGCCAACGTAGGCCGCTCATGGGCCAACCCAAGCTCGCGAAGCTCGTCCAAATTCTCCGGATCCGAGGCAAAATCAACGAACCGGCCCGGATCGTTGTCAAAACGCGACCGAACGCGCGCCGGCAACGACTGAAACATCTCACGCGCCGCAATCACCTTATTGCAGGCCTCGTGATACGACTCAAAACCGAGAAAATCGCCATACCGACCAGAAAAACTCTGGACGTGTTCGATCACGCCAGTCTTCTCATATCGGGCCATAATCCCGTTGATGTCACACTCGCGAGAGAAGGACTGTTTCGTCCTGGAAGGACCAGAACAGTCCAAAGAAACGCGCTTACGCGCATCAAGTGGTTTACGGATCTTCATCACCATCACCTCCTATCGAATGGCCTTCGCCGAATTAGCGAAGGGGTTAATCGCCCGACCGGTAAGGTCAAGCTTCCGCATAAACTCACCGAAAGGCGAATTGAAGAACGCCTCGGCGGACTTCGCCGAAGCCGTCTCCGCCTTCGATTGTTTAATCTGTTCTTGAAGCAACTGCGTCGCATAACGAGTATTCGCGCCTTGCGCATCCGTAGCGTACCCTTGCGACTTCTTGAGAGTAGTGTCCTCCTCAATATTCAGAAGATCCGCCGCAAGCCTTTTCTTCTCTAATTCTTGTTTCGAAGCCGCGTTAGCGGAATTCGCTCCGGCGGCGGCACCCGTGGCGGCCGCCGCGCCTACATTAACCGGCGAAAAGGTAGAACCACCCGGAGACGAAGCACCGCCTTGCTTGTAAGCCAGAATCGGA